ATCATCATTGCTACCAACAGGCACCATATTGAGAGGTTGTAACGGAATATCAAGTCCATCGAGAGCTGGGAGCTCCTCAAGATTCCTAACCTCATTGCGTGTCATATATCCTGAATTGATGGCATTCCTGTAATATTCGCTCCTCGATTTGCTGTCTCCTCGCATAAAACCTTTGAGATCGAACTTTACGGAATAGTTTGCCTTTTCGTCATCCAGGAAGAGCTTATCCTCAAGCTGATTTTCAAGCCTCTTGCAAATAGGCCTCAAGGAGTGTGTGCCAAAAAATATATTTTGTTGCTCTATATTGCTGAATGTTGCATGGGTCAATTCAGCAAGCAGGTGAGGGGGAACATTAAAAATCCTTGCAACGTCCTGAATAGAAAGCGTCTCACTTTGAATTAGCTGAGCTGCAACTGGATTTATGCTTATGTTCTTATATTTAATGCCATACTCCAACAGCGGAGTTTCAAAATTTCCGGAAGCCTCGGTAAATCGTTTGGTAAAGGACTTATACGCCTCCGTGCCTAAGTTTTGATCAGTTTCAAGCACGCCCTTGATATTTCCGCCTTTACTGTAATATTCTGCTGAAAACTTTTGTGCAGCGATGCCCCTGCCTATTGCAGCAGCATTATAGGTTATTGGGTCAATACCGGTAATCCCGTTAAGCGAAAACATCATAAAGTGTAGCATTTCCCTGTTTAAGTATCTGCCATTGAATTGTTTTTGAAATCCTACCGGACAATCAACTTCAAATATCTTTTGCCCATCAACGAATCCTATCTTTACGTAGCGAGGGTGTATTTGGTGTAAAGCTACCGGAATACCCTGGTCATACCTGATAACCGCAAAGGCATTACCCCACCCTTGTAAATTGGCATTAATGGTAAACCAAAAGGTAAAAATGTCAGTATAATTATTTGGCCTAATGCTCAAAAGGCGATTGGCAGCGTGATCAGCTTTTTCCCAACCTCTTTCGGAGCGGAATTTTACACTTTTAGGCAGCGCAGCAATATTTTCAGCAAGCAGTTTTATTGCTGCATATACGGCAGTAAACTTCAGAGCTGAATCTTGAGACACATTTACACCGAAGTCAATTTGTTGCATGCCGATGGGGCTCACAATATCGGATTGCGTTCCAAAAAAGATATAGCGCATTGCTGCACTTGTACGTTGAAAGAAATTTTTACGTGCCATTTACGTGCTTTTGCCTTTAGTGTAAAATTACTAAATAAACAAATGCACTTTTGAGTTAGAAAAAAATGTTATCATATTTTGCAAAAACGCAACACATTTGGTCATATTTTGCAAAAACGCAACATTTTAAAGGCCGAGATTTATGGTGCGAAGGGTGTAATTTTCATAAATTCTGTCCTTTTGCTCATCTGCGACAAATGCCATCCAACCACCAATTGCATTTATTAATGCCACCACTCCATCAACCTTATTACTGGATTTTGATTTATGAATTTTGACATTTTCATTCGCATCCTCATAAATTGCAACATTACCAAGCATCCACCTCAACACGGGATCTCCACGAAGATCTATTTCTGCACCAACTATCATACTCTCGAGTTTTTTTGTCGGCTCAGACATATTCCTAATTCCCTGAGAGTATTCTGCCAATATTTCGCTCAATCCATCATTGGTTAAATTTTGAATAACGCCGTGATATGCCTTGTAGGGGTCAAACGCTAATCTCTTGCAGTTATATCTGCGAATTATTTCGGCAATATCTGCACTCATTGCATCAACGTCAAGCACGTTGCCCTGCATTTGATGAATCCAACCCCCTTGATGCCATTGGGAGTAATTCACTCCATCCTTTTGTGCAGGATCATATATCTTGGACTTCGGAAGCCAGTAATGCATGATAACCGGCTTGTATTGCTCCTCCGGAAACCAAAGCGCAAGGGCGTTGAAATCTACATGAGAGGCTATATCCAGCCCTGCAAAGCAGGTGCAGCCCTCAAGATCTTCCTTTGAGGTGTTATAATTGCAGGCAGCGACAAATTCATCTTTAATCCATACATCCGGAGCATCTACCCACAAATTAAGATTTTTTGTTTTAAAGTTAGTTTCTGTAGTGCTACCCTTTTTGATTGCCTCGTCACACTCCTGGCGAATGTATTCAGGCCTCAAAGCTTTTCCATAACTCGGATTGACCTTTCTCCATACCTGGGGAGAAGTCCAGTCATCTCCCTCATCCGGAGTGAAGATTAAGGCAAATTGGTTATTTTGCTTAACCTTGCCTCTCAAAAGATCGCAAAGGTAATTCGTCTGCTTGAAGTAGGGGAGAGATAGATCCCTCCCTGCCGTGGTAATTGTCAAAATCAAAGATTGGCGCCTGGCACCGGTACCCGACTTGAGCACCTCAAAGAGTTCGTTTGTTTTCCAGGCATGGCGCTCATCACATATTGCACAGTGAGGATTGCTCCCATCCTTATTGCTGATCTCTTTTGAAAGCGGTTTGAACGAGCTGACGGTTTTCTCAAAAACAATTGAATGGGCGAATGTCTTAAGGATTTTTGATAGTAAAGGAGAATTTCTAACCAACTCTTTTGCCGTTTCAAACACAACACGTGCCTGGTCGCTATCCGTGCCTGCGGAGAATATTTCAGCGCCCATCTCTCCATCAATGCACATCATTGCCAGGGCGATGCCTGCTGCAAAGGTACTTTTGCCATTTTTACGAGGAATGATGACATCTGCGTATCGAAATCTGCGGTAACCGGTTCTGTTGTGCACCCAACCGAATATTGAGCACACGGTAAATACCTGCCAATGTTCCAGAATGAATTGCTGTCCTGCCATTTCGCCCTTAAAATGGCGAAGTAGATTAAAGAAATTGCAATATTTAACTCCCAGATCTAAATCAAAGCGATAACCTTTAAGCCTTTTGAGGTCTTTTAAATGGCGTTCAACCGCCAGGCGCTCCATAAGGCAACTGTCTTTTTTGCCACTGCTAACCTGCCTTATGTAGTTATTGAATCGCCTCTTATAGTCTGGTTTCTTCTCTATCACTCTATTGCCTTCATTATCGCCCTCATAGGGTCAATTTGTGACTTTGTAATTTTAAGCGATTGCTTGCTCAAGGGGCTCATCCCAAATCCTTTGCCTATTTTCTCCAGCATCTCGGTTGCTTTGGCAGCTATTTTTATATGTGGATTTTCCGCAGCCTTATCGGAAGAAAAATCTATAAGCCCTTGCTTATTGATATTTTCCGCAGCCTTAAAAAACATTTCCCCCCAATAGGCATACATGCTTATTTTGTGAACATGGGCGTGCTCGAGTATCCCCATTTGGGCAACATAACGCAAAGTATCTTTAAAGAGCATCATTCCATATTCTCCAAGCACTTTCGTAGTTGGAAGATTTGGCTTTATCTTCTCTACATCATCCAATGTAAGCAAGTTTATCCCCGGTGTTGGGGTTTCTGCCCTGCATGGGCGCAAAGTACCCTGCAAAGCTTTTGTTTTATCAAGTTTTTTCGGTCTGCCCATGAGTTAAAAATTACAAATTACCTACGATGTAACAATGTTGTTATATTTTTGAATTATTTTGGATGACCGCACACGGGGTTGGGGGTGTGGTCTTGCGCCAAAACGGCTCAGAGATTTTGACCCCCCTACCCTTCTGGGTGTTCCCTGCGCCATTTTTCTATCAGTTTTTTATCTCTGTTGCCCTTTTGTATGTTGCACCGGCGACAAAGCGCCTGCCAATTTGTCTGGTCCCAAAAATTCCCACAGACCGGCCAGGGGATTATGTGATCAGTTACCTCTGACGGCACCAAAAGGCCTTTCTTCCTGCAACTCTCACACATTGGGTGCGATGCCCTGAATGAAGCAGATGCCTTTGTCCATCTGTGAGTGTGGTAAGGATCATCAGATCTCTGACGGTGTTGCATTGGTCTTGTCTGTGGCCTTCGGTGTGATCCAAATAAACTTATTGACTTAGGTCTTTTCATAAAATCTTTCTAACTTTCATAAATCTTTTCACCTCCCCCCACGTGTAGCGTGTCGTGCCATCAATTGGAGTTATCATGCCCAGTCTTCTATATCGTGCCAAAGTATTGGATGAAATGTTGAGCATCCTCGCTGCCTCCGACTGGTTGAAGGTTTTGTTTTCAAAAACTCGCATCATCTCTTTTACTTGACGCATCTCTATCTCAAGCGTTGCCACTCTGCGTAAAAGCCCTATTTCAACTTCTGGTTGTTGCATGCATCCAATCGTTTACTGTTTTTTGAAATTGTTCAAATTGTTTGCAAACAGAGTATTTGTAATTTTGTTGCTCTATTTGCAATTGCCATTGCTTTTGTTTTTGCGACTGATAACCAGATGGGCTTTTCATCTCGATGAATAGCCCATGATAGATTTTGTCATCTATCCGTGCCGGCATAGCCAGGAATAGATCTGCTACTCCGCTGACCACTCCCTCTGCCTTGAGCTTTCCTGCGGTTGCTTTACCTCTCTGCCCTCCATTAGGAATGGCAAAGAGCAGATACCTATAAGGAAACCATTGGTAGCGAAACCAAGTGACGCACCTTTTCTGCAATCTATGCTCAAGGTCTTTGCGCATGGTGGTTGGCCTCTCGGTTATCAAAACGTCTGCCTTCATGGAATCTTATATGTTAAATCAACTCTTAGGTAAGAAAATTTGCCACAATTAGTACAGCGATTAATCAGCACTAACTGCACGACCTTTCCGGTAGGGTCTTTTATTTCCTCGATTCGGAATACATCGATTGGATGTATGCCAAATAGGCATAGCAATAAATCAAATTTGTTTCTCATAACTAAAGTCAGTTTTGCCTTTATTAATTTATCTCTTACACCACTCTGTGCAGGCATAATCGTAGCCCAATCGCCTTTCTCCTTTGCAATAACCTGCTACCCAAAATTTGCAAGAATAACAGTAGTGAACTTCACCAAACATTATATTTTCTTATAGTTTGGTCTGACGGCAGGATTCGAACCTGCGGATAGGATTGTGTTTTAAATTGTGAAAGTAACCTATGAAAAAAAGAGTTTTACCTATCACCACACTTGTAGTGTCACCAACCACATTCGTCAGACTTGTGGAAAAATTTGAATAAAGAACGCAATGCCTCGCTATAACTTAGCAGACATCCTCTGCCTACCTTGCCTCACTCTCGTAAGCATCTACATCGAACGCTTGTTCCGGCTTGTTTTCCGGAACGCCACCACCGCCGGAGCCGGTAGGTGCAGTATTGCTCTTTGGTCTTAAAACATCAAGGCACACCTGATCTCCGACAAAATAAATGTGCTTTGCAATTTTCTTCTGTAGCTTCATAACTGCAGAATGCTTGCGCTCATCTTTCGGCTTTTGTCCGGTGAGTTTCACTATTCGATCTTGATAACTAAACAATCCCTTTTGCATCTTTTCAATGGCAATTGACTGAACTTTAATTTTTGCCTTTAAATTGCCGTTGCGAATTGTTAAAACGATTGCTACTACTGCCAGAGCGAGTAGCAATACAATTAAAATGATAACTTTCATAGCGTTAAATTTTTAAGAATTAAATTTTTATATGCTTTTTCTCTGTCCGATTCAAGACACCCATCTGAGTGGATTAACCTGCGAAATGGAGTAACTCCAAGCTTGCAATCCCCCAACATAGGCTTGCCGTCATAGCCCAGCTTATGCTTTTCAGTAACCTTTTCATACCACTCGCAATTTTTGCAAAGGCGATCCTTCGTTTTGATTTTATATTTTTTACTCATAGCTCTGTTTTTTTTGCAGCATAAGCAGCAGCATAAATTTCCTCGAGGCTACCGGTATAGCCCTCATCTTGCAGCCAGGTTATTTTTGTGTTGCCTAAGTCGGCTAACGGATGAGGAGGCACCGGTCTGCTATTTGAAGTTGCAGCAACCTTCCCAAAAGTGCCATTGTATTCCGGTAGCCACTTTCCCTCTCTCCAAAGGCAGTAGTTTTGGTAATCCTCATTTACCCACCTTTTGACCATCATCCGGGTTTGATCCGGAGTAGGAGGCTGCTTTGCCTCAAGCTGCCTGGCAGGAGGGATAATCTCCCTGCGCCTGCGGACATAGGCTGCCCGTTGATCTGATTCCACATAAGCCGAAGTCCAGTTGTAGAAAGTCAAAGGGTTTAAACCATACCACTCCCCAAACTTGCCACGCACTCCTGCGTTGAGGATTATCCTAATCTCGAGTGTATCGAGATAGGAAAAATAGTTGAGAAGGTCCTGCGTGAACGCCCCGGCATACACCGCAGCATCCTCACTCTCGATCTTTCTTCCACAATAGAGCGATAATTGGATGATGCTGCCGGCAATGGTATTGCTCAGTTGAGCAACTCTGTTGCCATCATTATTGCACCAATCCCTGATGCTGATGTATTGTTCCGGCTTGACCGGCAAATTTTTCATAATGCTGCTGTTAGTTTGTCAAATTGCTTTCTACTATGCTCAAAGACTGATTCTCGCCGTGGGGCTATTGACGGGTTTTTATTCCGGTAGTTTCCAGCCTCAAGTTTTAGCCAGTTGTTATCATTTTTGATTAACCAATCAAAATTGAACCAGCCACCTTCTTTGCAGAAATCGCTTGCCTCTGCTGCCTCTAATAGCGCAAGGTATCGCTCCTTTGATCCCCACTCCTTAATCCGAAGCTTTGTTTTTTCTTTGCGAGTTTTTGATAGTGCTTTTACTTTGCTGAAGGAAGTTGTGTGTGCGTTCCACAGCTTAACCACTGCAACGACATCAAATTTTTCCTCAACATCATCCTCAACAATTTTTGAAGGCGACATAAGTTCTACGTCAGTAGAACTATTATCTACATTAACATTAACATTATCTTTATCTTTCTCTTTCTCTTTGGGGGTTTCGGTGGGGTTATCGAGGGGTTTATTAGGGGTTTCGGTGGGGTTATCGAGGGGTTTATTAGGGGTTTCTTTGGGGTTAGTTTCTTCTTTGGGTGGTCTGCCTCCTTTTTTTCCGTGTTCTGCGCCTTTTTTACCGCCCTCATAGCGTTTGTTATTTGCATCAATTTGAGGTTTAATCAACATCATTAGGCTTTTAACAAAGATGTCCTCAACATCCTCTTTGCCATATAATGCATAATCTGTCAGAGCCCTATAGAACTTTAGCTGAATGTCATCGGAAAGATTATCTATACACTCCCTAAATGATTTATAAAAAATAAAGCCGTCTCTTTCCATTTCTAAAATTTTAAATAATTTAATTTGCCTCAATGTTCTTGGAATTTTGCATTTGTTTGCAATATTCAACTGAAATTTCGTTAGCAAAAACTTCAATGGCACACTTTCTTTCGCCATTAAAAGTCATCCAGGTGTCAGTGCTAATTTTTCCGGTTACTGTAACTTTGTCCCCCTTCCTTAACCACTTCCTTACAAATTCAGCTGTTTTTCCGAAACTTTTNACTTCAACCCATAATGTGTTTCTTTTATTCCCATAACCGGTGTTATTTGCCAGGGAAAAAAAACAACATTGATTTTGATTTACATTGGGGTCCGACCCAATCCAACCGCCCAACACTACTACATTTACATCTGCCATATTGTTAAATTTTCGATAGCCTTGTCTGTCAATAGATAAATTTCTATTACATTCAATATTGTTACCAGCGGTACTGATACCGTCACTCTACTGCCTGATGCTATGCCTTCTGTAGCTATTTGGCAACACTCCGTTGCACCATTCCAATAGTAGATGCGCCTTGCATCTTTTAGCGTTGCTTCCTGACCATCTTTGGCTATCAATTCTCCAAAGAATACTCCAGCTCTGTCTGCTCTTGTGAGCACTTTTTTGTTAATTAAATTTTCCATTTTCAAATTGGTTTTGTTGGTTAATTTTTGCTTATCTTAAAAACTCTTTGCTCAGATGTTAGGTTATCAAACAGGGCTGCCGTGGCCAGACCGGTGAAGATCCAGAAGGCATTGCCATAAATTGCCAGTGCAATTGTCAGAATGGCCATCGTTACCATTATGAGGAGTTTTATTTTCATTTTCTTTCAATGGTTATGAGATTGGTGTAACTGTCAAAGCTTACAACAAATGAATTGCTTGTAGTAATTAGTACAGCATATTTGCTTGCTGTCATCAGATCCTCAACTACGGATTCTGATTCAAACTGAAATACGTCACCGACTTCCATTGTGGCCATTGTTCCTACAATGTCATAATCTGACGTGCCTGGTTTAAAAACTATATTCATATTGCTCTATAAATTGTTATTTCGTCTGAAAGGGTGCTATAAGAGATTGTATATCCACGCTCCGGTTGCTCTTTTGCTGCATCGCTCACGGCATAAAGGAATGATCCGGTTTGCTCAGGTTTGACAACCCACCTCTCTTATCTACTCATAGATAGGAGAGTTTCGTCAAGATTGATCTCTCCCTTTTTGGGACCCTTTTCGTAATAGCTTAATTTCATATATTATTTTTTTTATGCCATTTTGCCCTCAACCCTTTGAGGTCGTTTTTGTAAACACATATATTGCTGCATCCCTCAACCGGTATCAGATTGCCGATCCTTATGTGGTAGCTTATCACTCCAGGATTGCAACCTACATACTTTGCTGCCTGGCTGATGGTCATTATCTGACCTCTTTTGGCCTCCTCAACGGCAAAATCTTCCAGTTGCTTGAATCTGTGATTGCCGGCACGGAGTTCAGCTCTGATGTCCTCAAGCAGGGCTACTATATAATTGCACCAATATTCGTTCATTTTAAATGAATTGAGATAGTTTCTCTGCTACATTTGCAGGCACACCATTGCGTACCCAGCGATATATTGTTACGGTAGTAACGTCCATCTCTTTTGCTATTCTTTCTATCTCAGTAGCCCTCGGAGATGCCGTCTGTATTGGAGATAAGCTTGTAAGCCTTTCCCTCAACCTCTGCGTTATGTTTATTCCTTCCATATTTTAGGTAATGTGTTTTTTGCTTTGTATTGTGCCAGTTCTTTCTCTTTATACATCTAGTGGCGCCCCTCTTTCCGGGCACTCAGTTTTCCTGCCTCTCTCCTGCGCCTTACAGATTGGGGAGAGGTGCCCAGATACCGAGCTGCCTGGCTCTCATTCATCACCCTGTTGGAGTAGGGTGAAAGGCGGTCAGGTATATCCCTTCTCATGCCCTCAACGAGCTTCGTGAGGTAGGAAACTTCCTGCCTCAAAAGGCCTATTTCTGTTTGGAGATTTCGGCTCATTTATTTACATTTGTGTTAGTTAACATTTGCAAATATAAAACGATTTTTTTTAATAACCAAAAAAATATTTAAAACTTTTTTATACAACTCCATTAAAACCGAAGCAGTTGTATGTATTTCAAATTCGAGATTGAAAAAATCATTTATCAATCCTAAATTATACAAATCAATAAAGATGTTAGCATCTGTAACAGCTATTTTAACTTTCATTGTTTAAAATCAGTCGATCACGTAATTAAAATGCCAATTGATATTCCTTTCTAAAATCAGCCAAAGTTTGGTTGTTTAACGAAGCTGCCTTTGACATTGAAATTTGCCCCTCAATCAATGCTCTAAATAATAATTGCTCGAATCGATTTGAAGTTTCTACACCGTAATAGTCAGTTGGCTCATTAACTTTCCAATTCATCTGATTGATTAGAAAAAAGAATTTTTTAGTATAATGTTCATTGATAATTCCACAGTCCCTGGCTCTCATAACAATTGCTTGCATGGAAATACCATATTGCTTTTTTATATTCCCTAATTCCTTTATTGATAACTTGTTTCTATGTTCGCCCAGCTCTGCCTTTAATGTTTTTTCCGGCAATAAGACTGCACCGGCGAACTGATAACATAAAGTTTCCTTCTGTTTGGGGGTTATATCGCCGAAGATTAAGAGCAAGTGGGCTAATTCCTGTAAAAGGGTAAATCTTATTCTGTCAAGCTTGTTAGCCTTTCTAACATTATAAGCAATTACCGGGATATTGCCGTTCACATAGGTTTGTAAACCGTCAAAATCTTCTTCAACATCTAGCTCCACAACTTTAATGTTGTTATCTTCCAAGAGTTCAACCACATTGAATATAGCGTTATTACCCAAGTTCCAGGCTTTTCTCAATTCATTCGCAGCCTCATTTACTTGATCATAAGAAGTAATAACGCCAAAACTTTTAAGGGGGTTCTCAAATACTACTCCCAATCCTAAAATTTCCTCCAATTCTAAGTAGCGTGAGAGATATTCTCTTGTTTTTTCTTTGATGATCGAAGCAGTCTTTTTGGGCATTTTGCTCAATTTCCGATATTCTATGTCACCCAAATCCACTTTAGTACTTCTAAAAAAGAAATCCGGATTGACATCTAATGCTTTGCTTAATAAAACGATTGTATCACTATCCGGAAGCACCTCTGCTTTCTCATAGCGATGTAGAGCTTGGCGAGACAATTTACCATCGATTGCATTAGCTAAATCCTGTAATGAAAACCCTTTCATTAAACGAGCTGACTTGAACCGCTCAGCAAATATTTCTTTCATTTTAAAAATGTACTTGGTTTGTTTTACAAATATAGTGTTTAGTTTATAAAACTGCAACTTATATGCCATTTTGTTTTCATATTTTGTAACTATTGTTTTTTAAAAAGTGTTTTATAACATTAAAGTATGCGAATGCTGCATCATTTAAAGACATTTTGGCAGAACTACCATGAGAAATATTAGTTTACATTTTGGTTGACAATTTTGTTTTATTCAACCATTTTTGTAACTTTGCGGAGTGGTTTTTGATAGCATGGGTACGAAAGTAAATATTTTATAATTCGCAAAGCCCATTAATTTTAATCCTATGGATACTACATAGTATGAAGTTAGGTGTAATTTAATAAATAAAGTTCATATGAGCCAAACAAGAATTAGTACAAAGAATCAGAATTTATTGTGGGCCACCTCTGCCGGAAGATGCCAATATGAGGGATGCAATAAAGTGTTGCATCGTGATATATTGACTAAGAGAACGTATAATAGCGCTTACATTGCTCACATAGTAGCGGATAAACCCAATGGCCCAAGAGGTGATGCAAAAAGGTCCAACTTACTATGTAATGACATAAATAACCTAATGTTATTATGTGATAAACATCACAGGTTGATAGACAAGGAGGACGTGGAAGGCCATCCTGAATCTCGTCTGATTGAAATGAAGAGAAAACATGAAGAAAGAATTATGAGAATAACAGATATCGCCCCAGATAAGCTCACACATATAATTTTATATGGAGCTAATATCGGTATTAATAATTCTCCTTTGTCTTACCAATTAGCAAGTGAAGCCATACTGCCTGA